GTCGAGGTGGACGCGGACAACCAGAAGGAGTTGTTCAAGGCCATGTCGGCTGCGCAGGAGCTTGTCGGCGAGGCGAAGTGCGGTGCGTGCGGCAGCGAGAACCTCCGCTTCGTGGTGCGTCACGTTGAAGGCAACGACTACTACGAGCTTCGGTGCGCTGACTGCGGTGCCGTGCTTCAGTTCGGTCAGCACAAGGCCGGAGGGACGCTGTTCCCCAGGCGGAAGGACAAGGAGGGCAACTGGCTACCCAACCGTGGGTGGACGAAGTACCAGCCGTCCAAGCGTGAGGAGCCCTTCTGATGGGAATGTCGCAGGTCACAGTCCTCACCGTGACTACCGACTACGGGGAGCGCCTGCTGGGTGTGTGTAGCCCAGCAGGCGCAGCCCCCGTGCTGGAGTTCACGGACGAGGAGACGGAGCAGGAGTACCTCAAGGAGTTCGGCAAGATCCCGTGCGTGATGCTCGATGCGGACGGAATGATCCACCTGACGAAAGCTGACGAGGTGTTTGCCCTGTCTCAATGGTTGGCCCAGGCGGCAATGTGGCTACGGTCGGAAGCCTTCAAGGGAATGGAGGAGTGATATGGACATCACGCTGACATGGCACGAGGTGGCTATGGCGTCCGAGATCGGCCGCCTGCGGCACCTTGCCTCAGTCAAGGCAGGTCGGACTCCTGGGTATGGATTCTCGGGAGTCGGCTGGACAGAGCACTGCGAGGGTGCGTGCGGTGAGTTGGCCGTCGCCAAGGCTCTGGGCCGCTACTGGGATGGGTCCGTGGACACGTTCTCCAGGGATGACATTCCGGGGCTGCAAGTCCGCACTCGATCCAAGCACGACTACGAACTGATTGTCCGACCGCAGGACGCCGACGATGCGACGTGGGTGCTCGTGACCGGCGTTGCTCCGCACTACAGGGTGCGTGGCTGGATGGGCGGCAAGGACGCGAAAAAGGGCGAATGGTTGCGTGATTACGGAAACCGGCCGAAGGCGTACTTCGTGCCGCACGACAGCCTCCGTCCGATCGAGGAGCTGCGGCGTGAAGAGACCTAGCAAGGAACCAAACGTCCACCAGTTTGTGCTGGGGTACTGGGCGTCACATGGATACGGCCCGAGCTATCGCGAGATCGCACAGGCCACCGAGATGAAGTCGTTGAATGCGGTGAAGCTGCACTTGAACAGCCTCATCCGCAAGGGTGTTCTTGCACGTCAAGCGGGGATGGCCCGCACCATCCGCCCGGTCAGGCAACAGGAGTCCGTCACATGAACAAGGTATTCCTCCCAACAGAGATACAGACCTACACCGGCAAGGTGGTTGACCTGTCGTTGGTGACTGAAGAGGACATCGACATCCTCGACATCGCCCACGCGCTGTCGCTTATCAACAGGTACACGGGGCACACCATCGCCCCGTACTCCGTGGCACAGCACAGCGTCCACGTCAGCAGGATCGTGGCTGACGAGCACGCCATGTGGGGGCTGCTTCACGACGCCAGCGAGGCGTACCTGGGTGACGTGAGCCGCCCACTCAAGTCCATGCTGCCTGATTACAAGCGGCTGGAGGAGATGGTGCAGCGTGCCATCGCGGATCGGTTTGCTCTCCAGTGGCCGATCCCCCCGGAAGTGAAGGCCGCAGACAACGTGGCCCTCATGGCCGAGAAGCGTGACCTGATGGGGCTCGATCGTGGCGATTGGGGCCTCGATGAGATGGCTTCTCCAGACCGCATTTACCCAAACGAGACGTGGCGTCAGAGCGAGCAGCAGTTCCTTCAGCGGTGCGATGAGGTGTGGAGCCTCCGCGTATTGGGTCAGTGACATCCGTGGCACTACAGGAGTTCGCCGATGAGTTTGATTTCTGCTTTCTCTGCTGGTCGCAAGCTCGCCTGCACATTCATCACATGGTGCAGGGGGCTGGGCGAAAGCACGAGCGATTCAACCTCTGCCGATTGTGCGAACGGTGCCACCGGGCGCTGCACGATGGCGGGTCGCTGTGCGTCACGAAGGGGCAGGTGCTCACGGTCAAGCGGCTGCACGACCCGGAGCACTACGACCCTAAGGCAATGGCTGCACTTCAGCGCAAGCATGGGCTTGCCTACGACCCGGAGTGCCTGCCGCAAGAAATCCTGTCTCAACGCCGCACGCCACCGGAGGTGCTCCTGATGGTCAACTCCAGGCAGAAGGGTGCCCGTGGGGAGCGCGAGGCCGCAGCGGTGCTCAACGAGTTTGTCCCTCATGCCCTGGCTCGACGTGCCCAGCAGCACAGCGGCACCGAGACATCGGCCGACCTCGTGGCCCCAGGCACGCCGAACCTGTGGTGGGAAATCAAGCGTGTTCAGAAGCTCTGCCTGCCGACCGTCATGCAGAAGGCACAGGCGCAGTGCGGCCAGCTAGTCCCTGTCGTGCTGCACAGGCGAAACGACGAGGAGTGGCTCGTGACCCTGCCGCTCTCCCGAATCCAAGAATTTGCCTCACAGGTAACACGGAAATGAAGCGCAAACCAGCGGCCAAGTCGCCGCAGTTCGACGTGGCGCCGATTGACGATGACGAGGAGGAAGGGGCCTGCCCCATCCCCGACGAGAACGGAGACGTTGTGTTGAAGGGCGGTCGTCGCCCGAGAGCGAGGAAGCGGAAGCAGAAGAGGAAAACCCCAAGCGATAGGAGGAAGTGATGCAGACGAGAGAGTTTACGACGGGTGCTGTTCGTAGTGGTGACGCGGAGGACTTCCGGTACGACTTGATCTCTCCAATCGGGCTGGCCGCAGTGGCACGAGCCTGCAAGGAGGGTGCAGTGAAGTACGGCGACTTCAACTGGGAGAAGGGGATGCCGGTCAACGACCTGCTGAACCACGCGATCAGGCACATCTATCTCTATCTGGGAGGCGACAGGTCAGAGGAACATCTGGGGCACGCAGCGTGGGGGCTATTGGCGGCCATCCACAGCGAGGAACTATGGCCGGACATCAACGCTGGCACGCTGCGTAGCGGCTTCTGCCAGCCTCCGGGGGAGATTGATGAGCGATGAGTTTCCCGAGCACTTCGAGGATGGGTGGAGGGCGTTCTTATGCCAGATGCTTGTAGACAGCAGGGCCGCATGCGCCTGGGCCAGCGCAAACCTGACCAGCCAGGGCGTCGGAATCCGCCTGATGAAGTCCAGATGGCAGTTGGACCGCGTGAAAAATGCGGTCTACGCCTGGAACTGGGTGTTTGGCGACGGCGATGGATCAGTACTGCCGTTCACTAGCGCCTGCGAAGACCTGGGGCTGGACGAATACGCCGTGCGAAACCGGATTTTGGCGCAGTGCGAGGCCAATCCGGGCATAAACGAATTGGTGCCTGTGATGCTCCGAGAACTGGAGCGAATCAGGCTGACCCGCAAGAGGGAGCCAGAGGATGCCAGCGTCGATCTGGAGGCGTACGGCCGGATTTTCCGCAGTAAGCGTGCTTCTGCTGGTCATGTCGCCGAGCCGCAGTACAGGTGAAGACTTGTTCATCTTCACCCGAGAAGGCTGCTCGCCGTGTGCCTCGCTCAAGCGTGCCCTCGCCTCGAACCCGTCGCTGACCTCCGGCTTCACCGTCTACATGATCGACACCAAGGCCGATCCCGAGCTTGCCAAGAAGCACAGGGTGAAGTCCGTGCCGACTCTGGTCGTCCTGGGTGAAAGCGGCAAGGAGATCAAGCGGACGACCGGGTACTCAAGCGAGCCGTCACTGCGGGCGTGGCTCGATGACAAGCAGGCACGACGGAGAATCCTACGATGGCGGTAAAGGTAAGCGAGGCTCCGCTGGCTGCGGCCGAGAGCGTGAGCCAAGTGCTGGAGAAGATCCGTGCCTTCGTGGCGTCGGCCAAGCTGGCGAGCAAGGACGGCATCACGATCAGCGAGTTCGCCGAGCTATCGGTGAGCCTGCTCAAGACTGCGATGGCTGCTGTCGAGAGCATCCCGATCGACGGCCCGAGCAAGAAGGTCTGGGTGCTGGAGGCCATCGGCCTGCTGTTCGATGCGGTGGCGGACAAGGCTATACCTTTTCCGGTATATCCGCTGTGGGTGCTCGTCCGTCCAGCAGTCCGCTCGCTGGTGCTCGCCATCGCTGGCGGTGCAGTCGAGGCGATCCTGCCTCTTGTGAGGAGTAAGTCGGCATGACGTACGTTCTCGTGGCTCTGGCAATCGCACTCGTCCTCTGGCCCGCACAGAAGGAGAAGAACGACAGTCCGCTGCCGTTCGACATCGAGGCTGTGCAGCAGTCAGCCCCGACCTATCAGTCCTCGCACGTCGCGTTGGCCCACGTCCGCCTCCGGCTGCTCCAGACCGAGCATCTCGGTGACGGCGAGAGGAAGGCCATCGAGGTTCTGACGCTGGCCCTCGTGGCGGGGAGTGACAAGCAGTGAACGCAAGGTCAGTTGGTGCGTGCGTGCTGGTGGCTGCGGCTGCGTACATCGAGTACGCGAAGGCCCCCGCCCCGCTGCCGCCGCAGCCGGATGGCCCGATCGTTCTGCGTGGCAAGTTCAACGGCGACCCGGCAGAAGATGCCGCCATTATCGCCAGCTTGTTCTCCGAGATCTCCGACGAGATGGAGTGGGACGGCCAGCGTGCCGAACCCATGCTCAAGACCGGGGCTGCGATGGACGCCCTCCGCACCCGAGCGAGGGAGATGCGTTGCCGTGGCACCAAGCTGGGCGACAAGCACCCGTCCGTGCGTGACGCCATCCACAAGTATCTCGATGAGTCGGTCGGCGTTGACGGCGGGCCGCTCACCCAAGAGCAGCGATCCAAGTGGGTCACTGCCTACCGCATGATCGCGAGGGCGGCAGATGCGGCGAGATAGCAGTCACACTTTCCGCATTGCCGGTGTGGCGATCCTGCTCACGCTGGCTGCGATGCTGGCGTGGAGAGAGTTCGAGTCGATGCCCGCTGCCCCGAGAGGCGGCGACTACGGGTACACGCCAAACCCGATCGGCACCAAGGCGTTTCTCCGCGAGCTAGACAAGCCGCTGTTCTCGGACGCTGGTGCTGAAGTCATCCGCGAGGCGAAGGGCAAGGACACGTTCCTCTATCGTGCCGCCCAGAAGGCACACATGGCTCGCTACGGAAAAGAGTGGGTCGTCGGAAGGCAGGCGATTGGTGATTGCGTCAGTTGGGGGTGGGCCTGCGGATGCTGGACTGCGCTCTGCATAGATTGGGAGTTGGGCAAGGTGCAGGAGCCGCCGCTCATGGTGGCGACCGAGAGCATCTACGGCGGATCGCGTGTCGAGAGTCGAGGCAGGCCGGAGGGTGGTGGCGGCTGGGGCGATGGCAGCTACGGCGGCGCAGCGGCCAAGTGGGTGCGTGATTGGGGAGTCATCTTCAGGCAGCAGTACGGCGAGGCAGACGGCGGGCACAACCTCATTGAGTACTCCGGATCGCGTGCGAAGAACTGGGGCAACTGGGGCAATGGTGGTCAGGGCGATGGCGGGAAGTTCGACGGCGTAGCCAAGCGTCACCCGTGCAAGCACGTTGCGTTGGTCAAGACGTTCAAGGAGGCGGCGGCAGCGATCGAGTCCGGTTTCCCTGTGCCCGTGTGCAGTGGACAGGGATTCAGTTCCCAGAGGACAGAGGGTGGCTGGGCAGCACCGTCTGGGCGCTGGAGCCATTGCATGTGCTATACGGCTGTGCGCTATGGCGACCGCCCAGGGCTGCTATGCCAAAACTCATGGGCGGCGTTCAATTCCGGCCCAGTGTGGCCTGAAGACCAGCCCGTTGGATCGTTCTGGGTTGATGCAAAAGTGTGTGACTCGATGTTGGCGGGCGAGGACTCGTTCGCTGTAGGTGGTGTTGAAGGGTTCCGGTACAGGGATCTGCATCACGGCAACTGGCTGGACGAGGGGAACCATGATTGAGTTGATGAAGAAACGCATCGTCGTCGTGTGCTTGCTCTGTGTGCTGGGTGGCTGGATGGCTCACGGAATGACAGTGCCAGACAAGTCGAGCGACCGGCCCGTCTTGAAGTGGATCGCCCGTGCAGCCAGGACGGCCTTGCTGTTTTTCTTCTTCGCCGAGCAGCCGCCCGAAGACCACAACCCCGTGCAACATCCGATGGCAGACGGCACCCTGCCCGTGGATCATGGGAGAGCAATATGAACACCATCATCAAAGCCATCATCGTCCTGTCGGT